TCGCGCAGATTGGCACCGCGCAGATTGGCACCGCGCAGATTGGCATCGTACAGATCGGCATCGTACAGATCGGCACCGTGCAGATTGGCACCGCGCAGATTGGCACCGCGCAGATTGGCACCGCGCAGATTGGCACCGCGCAGATCGGCACCGCGCAGATCGGCACCGCGCAGATCGGCACCGCGCAGATCGGCACCGCGCAGATTGGCACCGCGCAGATCGGCACCGGAAGCGACGGCGGCGATCAGAACCGCCGCAACCGTTTTTCCTGCTGCGGCGTACAGCACCGAACCATTATAGCGGTGTTTGATTTCGATTGTGGCTTCCGCCTTCGCTTTGGTCATGTGTCTCTCCCTTGTTGGACACATATAGCCACAGCAGCGGACGGGGCGTCAAGCCACAATCGTCGCGCTGATAATCTTTTCTGTTGCGTCACGTTTCGTTGCGTGTAGTCTGGCGTCATGGAAAAAGAAGCCTTCATCACCGCCGGTCAGCGCCTGTATGGAAAGCACGGCTGGAAAACGCAGCTTGCCGAAACGCTCGGGATGAGCCGCGCAACCATTCACCGCTATGCGTCTGGCGAGCTGCCCGTTCCGGGTCGCGTGTCGCTTGCCATGCAAGCACTAGAGGCGGCGCGGTAGCAATGAACAGCGTTTATGAAATCACGTCGCCGCAGACTCCTCGCCGCTATATCGGCATGAGCAGTCAGACAAAGACGCGCTGGTGTCATCATCTATATCTGTCCGCCACGGATAAGAGAGCGCCGCTTTACGACTCAATGAGGGAGATTGGGCCTCAGCATTTCACGTTTTCAGTGATTGCTTCCTATCCGTCCCGCGCCGATGCGGCGGCTCATGAGGCTGGCCTGATCCGCTTTTTGCATGAGGCCGGGCACAACCCCTTTAACTTGGCTTGTTCGGGAACCGGCGTCCTTCGTCCGTTTAACCCCGACGATCCGCTTTTGGTAGAAACATGTAAGCGCATAAACGCGGGCGGCGGCCTTATGGCGTGGTGCGCTGCGAACCGCGCAGACCCGACTGCTATTAGCCGATACGTCAATGCAAAGCGGAAAGCGCCTAAGCGCCTGTTTGAGATTTTGAAGGTTTCTAGGTCACAGCATTACGCTGAGGCAGCTTTAAGGGAGAAGGGGTGATGTTTAAGGTTGGAGATGAAGTAATTTGCATAATTTCGGGGGACCTACCTTTTGGGTCCGGCGAGCTTCCGGCCGTTGGCTTAACCGAGGGGGCCACATACACGGTCTGCCAAACAGCCATCTGTCCGTTTGATAACGTGCCAATCGTGTTTTTGGCAGAGACTGCGAACCGTAACTCGGAAGGAACAGATTACGGCTACCTTCCGGTGCGCTTCCGCAAAGTCGAGCGCAAGTCAGACAGCCTCTCCATTGAAGCCTTCCTGGCGATCAAGCCTAATCAGTTTGAAGGCCCGAAGCGTACCAACCAACCAGCTAAACGTAAGGAGCAAGCGTGATGATCGTTTCAGCTTGGAAAGCCTTTTGGCGTCAGTTTGGGTTTTACCGGAAAACAGCTCAGGTCGGGTTTCTCCCCGGCTCTGATAACTGGGCCGAGGCTCAGTTTTACACCGAGGAAAAGCGCCGGAACGAACGCCTTGCCGCTATCGCCTCCGAAATCTCCGCGCTGAACGTAAAGCGCCTCAAGGCAAAAAAGCAGAGCAAAAATCAGAAGGTCTTTGAGGACCAGATGACGGCTCTTATGGCTGAACGTCTGCGGATCGAGGCGGGCGAAGAGGTGTCGCAATGATCCTCGGATGCGCTTTGTACGGCGTGGCGGCTTTGCTGTCGTGGGGGTTCTTTATGTCGATCCCGAACAAAACGCCCGTAACCAACTTCATCATGGCTGCAATCTGGCCAGTCGCGTGGCTGCTTATCCTTGGCTACGCAATCTGGCATCAACCAGAATGACCCCTCCCCCTACCGTATCACGCTGGATGGTGGAGTAGATGAATCCTCCGAAGTTTCGCAACCAAAAGGTTACGGTCGATGGCCTGTCCTTCGATTCAAAGAAAGAGGCTCGGCGATGGGGTGAGTTATCTCTGTTACAGCGAGCGGGTCAGATTTCCAATCTATCTCGTCAAGTGCGAATGCCGCTCCGGGTCAACGAAGTCACCATCGGACACATCGTCCCCGACTTTTCTTATTCTGCCAATGGCCAGATTGTTTACGAAGACGTGAAATCTGTAGCGACCATAACCCCGATGTTTAAGTGGAAAGCCAAGCACTTTTTGGCTCAATACGGCATCCCAATCACGGTTCACCTATGAAACCCTGCACCGCCTGCCGAGAGACCAAAGGGGCCGACGCTTTCCACAAGCGCCGCGCAAGCCCTGACGGCCTCGCTCTAATCTGTCGAGATTGTTCCCGCGCCAAGGCGCAAGCCTACTACCTCGCGAACAAAGATCGGCTCAAAACGCAGGCGGGAGCATGGAACGCGCGGAACCCTGAAAAGAGGCGAGCGATAGTCGCCGCGCACCACGTCAGGCACCTAGACGCTTCACGCTTGGCGGCGAGGGCCAAGTCGTCAAATCGTCGGGCATTGTGCGGGACGATGGACGCTGAGGCCGTCTCGGCTGTGCTGGCGTCCAGCGGCGGCGAGTGTGTTTATTGCGGTGTCATCGCTCCGCTATCTGTCGATCACGTTGACCCTGTCATCAAGGGCGGCACAAACTCCCGCGACAACCTCTTGCCCTGCTGCAAGCCATGCAACAGCAGCAAAGGAGCCAAGCCCGTTGAGGAGTGGCTTCTGGCGCGGCACGGGATTGAGGGCCTTGCGCGAGCCGTCATGTATCTGGAGGCAAGCAAGTGATCGAGGACACGAAAAGCCCGATCACCCGAAAGCACCCTGTTTTCATCATCAAGAAAAAGCTGCTAAAGGCTTTGACAGGGCTTGATGTGAGGATCACATGAAAACGCATTTTTTGGAGGGCAAGCGTTTTGGGCGCTTGGCCGTTCTTCGCGAAGTCGAGACGGTCAAATACGTGCGTCGCTATTTGTGCCGCTGTGACTGCGGCACTGAAAAGGTCGTGCGCTCTCAGGTGTTGGTTCGCGGCGAATGCCGGTCGTGCGGGTGTCTGAGGCGGGAAGTGACCGCCGCACGACGCCTCTCGCATGGCCATTCAGTCGGAGGACGCGTGAGCCCGACCTATGTATCGTGGGCCGGAATGATGCAGCGCGCTCACAACCACACCTACGGCTCTCCTGAGTTTTACGCAGAACGCGGCGTGACGGTTGCTCAAGTGTGGCACGATTTTGCAGGGTTTTTGCGGGACATGGGTGAGCGACCCAAAGGCAAGACACTAGATCGAATCGACAACGACGGCCCGTATGCTCCGGGAAATTGCCGTTGGGCCACGCCGAAAGAGCAAGCGAACAACCGGCGTCAGCGTTCATGCTGGAAGAAGGCGCTTACAGGCGCGGAAGTGAGGGAGACGTGACCGAGAAACGCAAAGCCCTAACCCGCAAGCAGCTTATCGTTTTGATGCTTGAACAGGAAGGCCGGTGCGGGTGCGGGTGCGGTGTCAAACTAGACCCTATCACCGAGGGAGTGATTGACGAGCATTGGAACCCGCTAGGGCTGACCGGGACGAATGAGACCGAGAACCGCCGCCTTCTCCGCAAGCCCTGCGCCAAGGCCAAAACAGACGGGGCGGATATGCCCCGCGTCACGAAGGCCCGCAGGCAGGCGCGCGAGGTCGGACAACAGGCTCGCAGGGACAAGCGAGGCCACGGCCTTATCCAGTCTCGCGGATTTTCGACCGGACCTAAACAGAAAATACCATCACGGCCTTGGCCGAAGAAGGGGAGAGACAAATGAAACACCGCATCCCGCAGTTTATCGCAATGAAGAAGGCTGGAAAATCTCACGAAGAGATCGGAGCCGCTTTCGGAGTAAGGCCGCGCACCGTTGATTGGTGGGTCACTTCAGCCATTAAAGAAGGTCTGCTAACGCCCATCAAAGGCCGCGCCACAATTGGTGACGATGTGGTCGAGAAGCTGAAAGACCTTTGGCTTTCCGGCCTGCATATCAACGATGTGGTCAAAATGTTGGGACGGTCGCGCATGTCTATTCGCGGCTTGCTCAATCGTCACCGGATTATGCGCCAGCTTCCGCCTGTTCGCCAGAAGCTTGAGGTTGATCCTTCATGGCTTCCAGCTATCGAGCGGATGAAAAAAGAGCGCAAAACCGACCGACAGATCGGAAAGGCTCTTGGCATATCTCAGGCGCGCGTTGCCCGGCTCCGCAAGGAATCAGGCGTAGAGGGTATCGCCCCCAAGCCCTCATCGCCTTGGACGCCAGAGGATGAAGCCACGCTGAGGCGTCTCTGGTTTACAGGCGCGTCCTGCTACCTGATCGGTCAGCAAATGGGTGGAAAAACAGCCGGTCAGGTTCTTTCCAAAGGAACCCGCATGGGGCTTCCGGCGAGAGGTTTCCCGTTACGACGCAAGGCCGCTGATCGTGATTACGCCTCCGTTAGCGCCGCTGCGTCCGCTCGGAAGGGAACGACGCTTGGACCGAAAGCAAGACCCGGCCCGAAGGAAGAACCTAACATCATCCCTGACTTCGCCCGTCCGTGGCTCACAAGGTCAATGGGTGAATGCTCCTACCCTTACGGCCCTCGCGGAAATATTCATAGCTGCTGCAAGCCCGTTTTTGGGGTTAGCCAGTGGTGCGAATCCCATCACGCTCTTTGCACGACAGAACGAAAGATTGCCGCATGAACAAGCCAGTGAAGGCCCCCGGTCGTTGGGAAGATGCGGAGGATAGCAAACTGAGCCGATGCGTTCGGGCTGGCTATTCTCCGGCAGAGACAGCCGCCCGACTCAGCCGCCTAGAGCGTTCCGTCATCACTCGCGCCATTATCCTTAAAACGCCCTTTCAGGTGACCACATGAACGCACTAGAGCGGCTTGGCCTTCTGTGTGCTGCTGAGAGGCTTTTAGGGCACCGGGGGTGCGGAGCTGTCCTGTTCGCACTGATCGAGGCGGATGGGAAGCCGATTAACCATCTGCAATCCGCAAAGACCGTCTCTCGCCGCCAGCCAAAGACCGACTACGGTGATGACGCCATGCAAGCCCGAAAAGCCAAGAACACGTTCCGAACGCGCGTTTGCTGGACGAGGGAGGCTCTACGGGACGTGGGGCTTGATACGTCGATTGAGACGGTGACGGGTCAGGGGTACGCTCTGCCTATCCCGGCGCGGTCCAAGGTCATCGCTCGACTAACGGAAGAAGCTATTAGTTGGTGAAAGGCCCGGCGGCGATATTCTCAAACCGCCGGGCTAGTCTAGCCGCCATAACAAGGGAGGATCAGTCAGGGGGCTTGGCGAGGTTAGCGCCTTGCAATCGTCCCTGCAATGATTGATAAAGGGCGGGCGGGTGAGCCGGAAACTCAACCCGCCCAATCACCGGTCGAGAAAGGACCTGACGTGACACAGCGGATATACCGCGACAGCCGTAACATCGCAACCCTTCGCGGGGTTCCGTAGTGCTTTCGGCATCCACCATCGCCATCATCATCGAATCCTGTAGGACGCCCGAATGCGCGGCGACAGTGATTGCTGCTGTCCAATCGGACATGACCACACAACCGACCGCCAGACAGGCGCGCAATCGGCGTTACTATGAGTCCAAGGCGTCTGAAAAGCGTCTTAATGCGTCTGAATCAGTCGTTTCAGACGATCCCCTTTCCCCCTCCCCTCCCCCCCGGACCCCCCCACCCCACCCCCATACCCGTGAGAATATATCTACGCGCGCGAGGGGCTGTCGGTTGGAGCGAGATTGGACCCCCACCGCAGCCTGCCGAGCCTTCGCCAAGTCCGAGGGCCTAACCATTGGAGAGACCGACCGTGCAGCCGATGAATTCCGCGATTACTGGTGCGCTCGCTCAGGTCGAGACGCTACGAAACTCGACTGGCCAGCCACCTTCCGCAACCGAATCCGCCAGATTGCCGACCGTCGAAGAGGTGGCCAAGGCAAGGGCGTGGCTGGTAGCTCGCAAGCCAGCGGAGGTCGATCAGGCGATACAAGCTTTGCTGACATCGCAGCTAGGCGCGCGCGTGAGCGAGAACAGGGAATGGAGGTTCCCTCCGGACAAACCGGCCTATCAGGTAGTGACCTCGGCTGGGATCACGGGGCTATCGAAGGAAACGCAGCCGCTGGCCATAGCCAAGGCCCGAATGGCGCTGACCCCGGTTTCCTATGAGGAAGCCGAACGCCTTGCCTCGCAGCTTGGTATTTTGCCCCGCCGTAACATGAGCGAGACCACGGCGGAAACGGCCTTTGACGTGTATATTCGGATGCTCATGGACCATCCGGCAGACGTGGCGACCGAGGTCGTCAGGCTTTACGTCACGGAGCCGAACGCGGACGGAGGCCCGACGTGGTTTCCCTCGCCGCCAGAGGTTGAGGCGCGGCTTCGCGCCCGATCAGCCTTTCGCAAGGCCCTGCTAGAAGCGGTCCTGTGGTGGAAAGAGCCACCGCCCCGAGACGAGGAAGCGGACAGGCTCCGCGAGGCGTGGGCCGTTTTGGAGGATGAGGCCAAGCGGCTGAATCACAAGGTCGGGCCGGGGCCTATCACCGACACCGGAGCGCGGGGCGAACGCATCGCTGCTTGGGAAGCCGCCCGCGATGCTGCTGGTCAAGCGCGGGAAGCCTATGAGGCGCATTGTCAGCACACCAACGCCAGCAACTTTTAAGGAGCCTGTGATGACTGACCGATATAGCTCGATGGACGCTGTGCAACTGGCCCGCCTTCTCCGACAGCGAGATAGGCAAATGGCCACCGCGACAAAGTTTTGGGTCCGCGCTGGAAAAGAGGCTTTGGCTGGTGACGTTCGGTCCCTTCGACTCCGCATTGATATGACAGAGGCCGAACCGTGCGATGTTGTTCTGTCAGAAGGTAAGCCGCCAGCCTAAAAACTAACTCGGTAGGTATGAAGCGCGTAAGCGCGGAATGAAAGGCAAAGAAACTGGTTGACCACGGCTGCGGATGATGTAGGTTGACCACACCAACAAGGGAGACGACCAATGGCTACCGAAACCGAAAACCAACCCAAAAACGGCAAGCACAACGTGAGCCGCGCCCTGCGTTTCCGCGCAAAGCCCATCTGCTTTCTCCGCGATGTCGCCGCGAGCGGTTCGCTGGCCTCTGCTGCTGCCGAGTTTGAAATCTGGCGTAGGGGCTAACAGGGCGCGGCATGACCAAGCGCCCGCCAATCATCGCTGTAAGGCCTCGCAAGGACTCGGACTTGCTGGCCATACAGGAAGCCAACAACAACGACATGGCAGACATTCTGCACGATTGGGCGAGCCAGTTTTCCGAAATGGCAGCGGCGTCCAGCAAAGGGGAGAAGACAGATGATTGATCGAACCGACTACACGGATCATCGCATGGCGTCGGCGCAAGCCACGGGCGACCGTGACGCGGCTTACCGAGGCTGGGACTTCTCCCGCGCCGTTGACCAAGGCCCGCTCTGGATTCGTGCGCTGGAAGAATGCTTCCGCCCTCGCAGCTTGTTTCTCTTTGCTGTTATTGGGGCTGTGGCCTCAGTCTGGTTTTGGTGATGTTCAAGGCCACTCTTAGCAGCGTCCGAGACGGCTTTTCATACGAGCGCGAGCATGTCCTTGCGCGCGGGTGGATCGAGTTCATGGAGCAGCTTGAACACGCAATGCTCCGCGTCGCTGACAGCAACCCTGACAGCGTTCTCATCAAGTTTGAAAGGCCAGCCAATGACCGAGATTGACCTGCACGATAGCGACTGCGCGACGCACAACGAGCCCGCCTATCCGAACGGCCCGTGTGACTGCTCTTTGTTGACTACCACAGAACGAGACGCCGCGCACGGTGGGTATGACGACGCGAAGCGGAGGAATGAAACCAAAATGACCAACCCTGATGAACTGGAAAGGGCTGTTGAGGCTTTGGGCCGAGGGCTTGTTGGAGTGCTTGGCTCCGCATGGGTGCCGGGCCTTGGGCAATGCTCTTATGACGACCTCCGCCTCATCCTTTCAGCTAACCGGGAGATGCAGGAGAGCCTTCGTCCGTTTGCCGCGCTCGCTGACATGGTCGGGGAATCGTGGACCGACGAGACGCCTGCCTTCGTCGGCGCTGACGGCGTGACCATCACAATCGGACAACTCCGCAAAGCCCGGTCAGCCCTTACTACTCAGAGGGGGGATGGAGAATGAGTTTGGTTCATCCCGGCGCAAGCGCCTCCATACCTACCTGTGATGTGGATGCGGCTGTTCTAGCCCTCAGCGACGACGCCAAGATGATGTGCGCCGCTCACTTCGGGTTCGGAACGAAAACCTCGTTGACCTTTCAGACGCCGTGGAACGTATCGGCGCGCGCACTGGCCGCTTTGCGTGAGGCGCTAGAGGCCGGGCTGCTGACGTGTGAGGCCGGGGCAGAAGGCCTGTACGCGCACACCTACCGGCCCATGCACGACCTTCGCGGCCTTCGGTCGTGGATGGATAAAAACAAGGCCAAGGCCAAGGGCTTCGTCGTCATGGTCCCGAACAGTGACCGACAGGAGCGCCCGCCCGCGTCATGGCCGGTTCCCGCTGGCTTCAAGAGGCATCCGAAATGACCGCCATTCGCATGACCAGAACAGCCGTTGAAGGCCCCTCGGTAGGTACGGAGGGCAACGCCCGAAGTGAACCAAAAAACACCCCGGCTAATGGAGATAGCCAATGAGCGCCCTTCCCATGTTCTTCGGCTTGATCTCCGCTCACGCTGTCTGCGACTACCCGTTGCAAGGCGACTTTCTGGCAAAGGCGAAGAACCGCCTCATGCCGATCCCCGGTGTCCCGTGGTGGCAGGCCCTTGGCGCTCACGCGGCCATTCACGGGGGCGCGGTCGCTCTTGTCACCGGCGTCTGGTGGCTGGGTCTGGCCGAAGCTGCCGCGCACTTCGTCATTGACGACCTGAAATGCTCGGGCCGTCTCGGTTCTGGCGCGCGGGCCTTCAACCTCGACCAGATCGGGCATCTGATCTGCAAGGCGGCTTGGGTCGCAATCGCTGTCAGTGTGTCGGCATGACCGACCGTCTCATCGCATCCCTAGAGCAGGCGGGGGAGGGCTTCAAAGCATCCTCACGCCGCGACATGACTGACCTCGCGTGGCTGGTCGAGACCGTGACCCTCAGGAATGAGGCGAAGGTGGCGGCGAACATCATCCACAACAACCTGATGATCGTGCAGCCGTGGTGGTGGCGCGTCCTGTTCTGGCTGATCAAGACCCGCCGGAACGCCCTCGTCGGCCTCGTACACTTTTACGAGAACCAGCACGAAGAGGCCCGACACCTGCTGACCGAAACCGCGCGGCATATCCGGCACGGCAAAGACCGCGAAGAAGCGTCGTCAGTCGGCGGCTTCAGCCAGCGCGAGGTCAACATCATGACCGCAATCCTTCGCGCCGCCAATCCGAAAGGACAACCTAATGTCTGATGCAGTTATGCCGCGCTGCCGACGTTGTGCCCGCGTTCTCGAAGGCGCGATGGGGCGCTTCTACTGCTCGAAAGCCTGCCAACAAGGGAAAGACGCATGACCCAGGAACATCGCCTGATTACCGCGCTCAAGCAGGTGAAGCACGAACTGCTGATCCCTGCCGCTGAGTACGTCCCCGCTATCCCGGCTTGCTGGGAAATCATCGACGCAGCCCTCGCAGCTTCTACACCTGTAGGAGGTTGGGAGGAGCCGGTTGCTTGGCGGTATCGCTATCCGAACGATGAAGCGTGGCAACTGACACAGGACCACGATCAGGCGTTCAAGAACACCGGCGAGGTCGAACCTCTTGGCGTGATCCCGTTCGCTCTCGCCCCTCCCCCACCCTCAGTCTCTATAGATAATGGTTCACGGCCCCAAGAGGCCGTACCCACCAAGCAAGCGGAACCGGCTGTTGTAGGCGACGACGGCTGGATTACGCATGACGGCGGGCCGAACCCGGTGCCGGGCGCGCGCGTCGTGTGGCGGAACCGAGAGGGCAGTAGCGAAGATTGCAACGCGGATGAGTTGTCCGGTTGGGAACATCCTTACGGACCGGACGGGTGCTGGGATGTCGTCGCCTACCAGATCGTCCAGCAAACCGCTGATGGCTGGACCGAATGGAGCGGCGGCCAGAATCCGGTGCCGGGGCGTCGGGTAGAGGTCCGCTTCGAGGTCGGAGGCTATGCAGACAAGGTCTCTGACGATCTTCGGTGGATCTATGACCGAGGCGGTTACGACATCATCGCCTACCGCCTCGTCCCCCAACCCGCTGACGGCTGTTCTAGCAATGAAGGAGTGGGCGCATGAGCGCGTGGGCATGGTACTGGCGACACCTTGACGACGAAGGCTGGAACGACGAATGCGCCAGCCGCGAGGCGGTGATCGCTGCCGCCCAAAAGGAGGTCGCGCCCGACGAGGCCTTCGAGATTCAGGAGGGCCGATTGAGCGACGCCAAGAAGCACTGGGAGTCGGACTTCATCCCGTTCCTCCAAACCCGCCACCGAGAGACCATCCTCCCTCAGACGGAGAAGGGGTCATGAGTATGGGGTCCACTACGCCGCCCGAGAGCGGCTTCGTACTTGGCTGTGATGCGTCTCCGATTGCTCTAGAGACCCTTCCGCCACTCACGTCCCTATCTGGCCATGACGCTTACTGCCATGTGTGCTGGGAGCCGACGTTTCGATTCTGGTGCGCGAAAGAGTCGCCTGACTACACCCGCTGCGGGGTCGGAGACTTCACCGCCCAGACCTGCCCGAACGCTGTCGGACCGGCTCGCCAGAAGGCGGCAATCGCACGGCTCAAGGAAGCGGGCCTGTGGATCGGAAGCCTTGGCGCATCGCTCGCGGCGGAAGGCCGTAGTGCACACACCACCCCTCCCGTGAAGACCGGGGAGGGCGGGACGTGATCTGGGCTCAAATCAGCAGCGGTCGGAAACTGCACCTTGCCGGACAGCCGGGCGATGAGGTCCGGGGAGAGGTTGTCCGAACCGGCTTCTTGTCGCGTCCGCTATGCGGCCAACCCATGACCGGCAACTACCGCATGACCTGCAATCTACCGCTGGGCAACGCCTGCTGGAAATGTCGAAAGGCCAGAGCATGACCCAACCTCACTACATAGACCGGACACTGGCTGACCGGCTCGACAAAGCGGCTGACGCTCAACCCCTGTTGCTCACCAAACCGCCGCAGGAAACGGCAGTCGCGAAACTGCTACGAGAGGCAGCCAAGGCTATTCGCGCCTCTGAGGCCCCCACAGAGGCCGATACTTCTTTGCAGAAAATGCAAACAACTCCCCCGGATATGGAGGCTGTGGCTTGGCGGGTGAAAGACTACGCGGACGGCTGGATTCTTTTCCACAACGAGGCTCCGGCGCGTAAATCCGGCGAGGCTCGAAACGGTGCGCTTGTCCAAGCCCTCGCAGTCATCCCCACAGAATGGGGAGGGCAGTCTTCCGGAAATACCGGAGAACTGAATACGGAAAGGAAAACCAATGACAGACCGTGAAGCCATAGAGCTAATGGCGTTCTTCTTTGCTGTCCTGATCGCTTGTCGGGTGTGGTTGTGGCTGGACGCTAAAAACGCCACCACGGACGACGGGTAAGTTTCGCTTGTTCGGCTTGGCAGGCGGTGGCGATATTGATGAGCGCCGCCGACCTGTCATTCGCAACGGCCAGATTGGTTGTCTGGCCAGACGCAAAAGCTATCCATGAACCCGTCGTATTGTCCTGCGGAGGCTCCGCGTTACGGACAGGCTCTCGATAGCTTGGCGGGATGAAGGCGCTACAGTTACCGCTTGCAAATATAATAACCGCGCGCAATAATGCAGAAATGAAACGCCCCGGCAGAACCCCGATCCACGGTCTTTCTTGGACCCCCTTGCACCGCATTTGGACGGGGATGAAACAGCGTTGTTTAAACCCAAACAACAAAACGTATTACCGCTACGGCGGTGTTGGGAAGGGCGTGTGCGACGAATGGTTAGAGTTTTTGCCGTTCCGCGATTGGGCGCTTGCAAACGGCTTTGAAGAAGGCTTGACGCTGGACCGCATCGAGAACAGTAAGGGCTATAGCCCGGAAAACTGTCGTTGGGCCACCATGGGTGAACAGCACCGCAACAAGGATTCTAACCTAAAAGCGCCCGACGGTCGGCTCTGGATCGACATTGCGGAAGAAAACGGGACTGGACGGGTTCGGTTTCAGTCCAGACGCGCTATCGGATGGGACTTAGAGTGGGCCGCGACCGCCCCCAAGGGGGCTACCCGAAGAACGCATACCACGGACGGCGAACCAGTTTTTGTTGCTCCCGTTCACAAGCGTCAGAAATCTGGATCAAAGCAGCGGACCGATCATTAGATATTGCCAGCGCTGTCGTTTGCGATGAGCCGAAAGAAATCCACGCTCCCACGCTGTTATCGGCAGGGGGCGTAGAGTTAGGGACCGGGTCACGGTAACTAGGCGGAATAAAACTAGCGCACGAAATCCCGACAATAGGCGGGATGCTCCCGGCGCATCCGCTCGTTAGCGCAAAGAGCGGCACGGCCAGCATTGCCAGTTTCGCCCGCGTCCGTTTTGGCGTCCGGTGCATTTAGGATGTTCCCTTGGTTGATGCGCTCTTGAGCCTCTAGCTCGCCTTGAGCTTTCGCTTGCCCGTCAATAGCCCCTACAGCGGCGTTGCCAGCGTTTGCGGCCCCTGTAGCCACCTTGGCCTCCGAACGGGCTTGTGCGGCGTCTCTGCGGCTTTGGCAGTATGCGAGCGTTAGGCCGAGGAAGATCAGGACGACGACGAACGTTCCAATTTGGACGACGCGGGTAGCGGTCTTGTCGAGTCCGAACATCACGATTTCCCGTAGAGAGTCGCTTCAGCAGCACGGCGACGCGTAAGCCCGTTCATCACCTTGCCGTCGTTCTTGTTCCATCGGCTGAACTGATCCTTAGCGCCGACATAGTTTCCAGCCTTGTGAAGCCGGAGAAGGGTGCTGTCATTCAGCGCCGACAAGCCGACATTATAGGCGAACGAAACGAGCGCATCGAACTGGCTTTGAGTGGTTACAGGGGCCATCAAGGCTACGGCCTTCTCAAATCGCGCCAGATCAGCCGCGAACCGATCATCCGCCTGCTGCTGCGTCCAGACGACACCCTTAGCGATGCCGGGGCCAGTCGATCCCCACCCAATCGTCCACGGCTTGCCATCGACAGAGCCGGGGTCCGGATAGGCCGTCAGCTTGCACGATTCAAACGAGTGAATGAGCGCAATGCCTTCAGGGCTAACGCGCTTGCTCGTAGGAGCCGCTACAGGTGCCAGCGCCGCGTTTATGGCGTCAACGTCCGCCTGCGTCAGCGGGGCGCCCTTGATGGCCCTTACAGCGTCGAATAGAGATTTTACGCTTGCGGTTGTCATGGCGTCGTATATACCATTTTCATGAAAAAGATTCCCCTAGTCGGGCGGCGCTTCGGTTTACTTGTAGTGCTTTTCGAGCATGACCGAAAGGGCGACAAGCCCCGCTATCACTGTCAGTGTGATTGCGGGGGCTGGACGCTGGCCATGTCGAGCAATTTGCTTCGAGGAAGCACGCAAAGTTGCGGATGCCTACAGCGCAAAAGATTGAGCGCCGCCAAGACTAAACATGGGCGAAACAAGACGCCTGAACACCGAGCGTGGTCAGCTATGAAAACGCGGTGCTACAATGAAGCAAACAAGGCATTCCCCAATTGGGGCGGGCGGGGAATTAAGGTGTGCGACCGCTGGCTCAATAGCTTTGAGTGCTTTTTTGCGGACATGGGGCCGCGACCAACCCCAAAGCACTCCCTTGACCGGATTGACAACGAACGCGACTACTTTCCAGAAAACTGTCGTTGGGCGACACGATCCGAGCAAAACTTAAATCGGAGGCCTTTAGGCTCAGCACTCTAGAGAGTCGGGTTTCCTGCGTTGACTTGCGCCACGTCCACGTCGCGGCGAGCGCGCGTCTGGTTGATAGCCTCTACGGCTTTTCCGAGGAACAGCGTCCCCACGCCTAGGAAGTAGGCCCCCGCGAAAATGGCCCCGTCGTTGCCGTTCTCGACCTTCTCCGCAATGATGATCGTGGCTCGCATAGCAGCGTATGCACACATGATGATAGCAGAGGGCCTAGCGAGGTCGCCAATGAAGCTCTTGACCATTTCCGACTTCGGAATGGGCGGAACCTCACGCGGAATGACGGGCGTGTCGGTCATAGCCCCATCGCCTTCATAGCCTTCGGAATCAGAAGCGTGGCAACCGAGCCGAAACCCATGCAAGCTCCACTCCCCCAAAAGACGATGCGCCAAAAGTATTTTGTTTCCAGCTTCAGCGCCTCAATCTCTGCTTTCAGCCCGTTGATAGCGGACTCATGGTTTTTTGTCCGTTCGTCCAGACGGTCTAATGTCACCCCGGTCATTCGCCATAACCCGAGACAGTAGCCAACCGCCGACGATCACGCCTAGCAGCGAAAAGGCGACCCAAACCATGACCAACACCGACGCTCCCGTTGGCGAACAATTGAACGGCGTAAAGGCCATTGATTAGCGTCGCGTAGAGAAGGGTTCCCGAAAACGACAGTTGATCGGTTTTCCACAAAACCGTGGCCGCAAAATGCAAGGCAAGCTGACCAACCAGAGCCGCCACCACAACCGCTTTCCAAGACTTGGGATGACGACGCCAATTGAAATAAACCATAGCACACAAGGCTGCGTCCAAGAACGGCAGCCAAGCAATCATGTCTGGCCAACCCATTGTCATCTCAAGGGTATTGGTCAGAAGGTAGCTGACGCAGAACATGAGGCTGACACCTAGAGCGTCAACGTGCCTGCGGTCATCATGTGTGGCCCACTGATTAGCCGCCCACACAAAGAACGTAGCCCCGCCGAATATCAGAGCGACGTTACGGCTAGACCACCAAAACAGATCGTGCAGCAAATCCAACACGCTTACGGCTCCTCGTCGGGTTCCGGCTCAGTCGGCTTGTTCGATCCGCCACTGAACGCAACCACGTTGCTATTGGCTGCGCTGGCAATATAAGCAGCCTCAGCAGCGCCTAGCGCATCGTGAAGCGCGCGGGTGGCTTGAACCACCTTGCGAGAAGCCTGCTTGGCCTCTTTGGCCGCGTCCTCTAGCTCGGTGATAGCAGCGCCGATGGCGTCGATATGCTCTTGAGCGGTCATACGGTCATCTCCTAAGTGGCAATAAGGCCATGCGCCCGGCAGCGGGCAAGCAATGCGTTGAGTTGCGTTATAGCAGAGGCCGCGTCGGTTGCATCGGCTACAGCCGCGCCCCTAGCCCCCACAACCTGAGTGCCGCCGATTTGCAGCGCCAGCCCCGCGCCAAGGTTAAGGCCGACAGAGCTAAAGATGCCATAGTCAACCGACACCGCCTGATTGCTAAAGCGGTGCGTTGCATTCCGGTGCAGGTTCTCGGTAGCGCCCGCGTAGAACACCGGGTCGCCATCCGGTGCAAACAGACGGTGATTAGTGCCGTCAATGTCCAGAACGGTGTTCGCACCTATCAGGAACGTCCCGTTGCTGCGGATGCCAGTCGAGTTGATGATGGCGAAATCAGCCGCAACGCCGATGCTTGAAAAACGGTGCGTTGTGTTCGGGAACAGGTTTTCTGTCGCGCCGAAGTAGGCTGTAATGTCCCCATCAGGGGCAAAAATCCGATGGTTAGTGCCGTCAACGTCCGCGAGTTTGTTCGCGGCCAACAGGAAGCTTGCGTTGCTCCGGACGCCTGCGGAGTTGATAATCGCGAAATCGGACGCCGCCCCGATACTGGCAAAGCGATGTGTCGTGTTGGTGTGCAGGTTTTCCGTCGCGCCTGCGTAGAACACCACATCGCCATCCGGTGCCCAAACCCGATGATTGGTCCCGTCAACGTCCGCAAAAGTCGCGGTGTTGAGTTGGTACAGGAAGGCGGACGTTTGGTTGTAGCGCGTATTCCCGCCGCCATCCGACAGCAGCGTATATCCAGCCGGGATAAAGTTGTTCTGCGTTTGCAGCCGGTCGGTGTTGATCGCATAGACAAGCGCAGATGGAACAGTCCCATGAATCGCTGCGCCTTCGATAACGCAGTTTGTCAGAGGCTTGGCGGCGTTGCCCTCAAAGCTCCACGTCGGACCCGCTCCGTTGCCCTCAATCCACGGTGACAGCCATTGGTGCTCTGCAATGGATTGTTCATTGGCCGAAGACGTGACGCGGAAAAGAACCGGCTGCAAGTTTCCCTGAAGGACACACTTCTGGTCCCACATGCAGCTTGAGGAGTCCTCCACGATAACCGCTTCCGCACCCGTGATAAGCCCATTCTCGTAGATGCAAGAGCGGTGGGTAACGGTCGTGGGGTAGCTGGTCCCGACGTAAGGAACGCCAATGCGCTGGTGCAGCCGGTTGTTAAGCCAGCGGCACTGATCGAATACGATGCTCTGGCAACCCAACAGAAGGCGCACCGCATGGCTGGTCGTGTCGAAGTTGGAGAAGGTGATCCGCGACAGCATCGAGTTCTTTTCGCCCGTAATCTCAAGGGCGTGAGCGGAACCCGTGGCGTTTACACCGTCGATGGTGAAGTCACGCCATTCCGTCAGGAAGTTGCTGCTACCCGCAAGGGTGCTGACCCGCAGAGCCGGGCCGCTGGACATGGTAGGACGAAGCCCGGCGCGGCCTTGGCTGGTTCCCTCGATAGTGACATAGGCAGGCACGTCTAGCGTGGCCGTCGTGTCGTAGAACCGGCTAAGGCGCACAATACGCGCGACCAGTTGTCCGCCGGGAACGTCACCAGCCGACTGAAGGGCCGCGTAAACCTTTTGCTGGTCGGTGCCGGAAAACTGTTCGGGACAGACCACGATACGGCGCAGATTTGTCTGGACAGTTTCAGACGCCGCATCCGCGCCTGATTGCAAGAACCCAACCAGCGCAGAGCCGCCAGATGCCGCAAGCTCAGCGGTGCCGACAACAGCAAGATTGGTCCTCGCACCGGATGCGGTGGATGATCCCGTTCCGCCGTTCGCAACCGGGAGAACACCAATCCCGGCATACCGCGAGAACGTCAGCGCCGTCGTGCCAAGCACAATCGGATTAGGCGTCGTAAGGGTGAATACACCCCCGCCATTTGCCGTGCCTTCAGACACAAACATGGTCGTGCCGGAAAGAACCTTGGCGCTGGTATCAGCATCACCCGACCGCGAGGCCGCACCAGATGCCACCACAACGTAAATGCCGTTCTGCGAACCCGTGGACTGGTCCTTAAGGAGAACCCGATCACCCGTCGCCACCGTCACACCGTCAATGGTGGACCCATTGATAAGCGCAGAGGCAATCGTGATGTTTGCTGTAGAGGCGACGCGAACCGGAGCCTTGTATTCCAGAACGTCGGTAATCGCGAAGTTGGTCGATGGGCTGTAGTCGTCAAAGACAGACGGATTTCCAATGCTCTCTCCGTCCGGCCCCGTAATCGACACGGTAAAGAGCAGGGCATCATCCGCCCACACTTCCGCCCACTGTCCCGACGCATTAGCGACGACAGGGTTAGCAAGAGGCGTCGTTAGAGCCGCCGTTGTGTAGATCGTGGCAAGCGTCGTCGTGCGGTTCGTGTAAACGAACATCTTGGCACCAGCGACAAGCTGGTCATTCCGATCACGCGCCGGGGTGTACTCAGAGATGACAATGCGACCAGCGGCCATTATTCTTCATCCCCTGCGTATTCACCGGCTCCGCGCGCTGCGGAGAACCGGATTGCTCTAAGCATAGAGCGGGCCTCTTGCCTGTTCATGCGGGTTGCTAGGAAGTCTATAACCTCCCGAGCGCGAGCCGGATCGACAGCCGCCGCAGTCAGCCCGCGCGCCTCTTCCTCGGAGAACCCCCGCGCCACAAACCGACGAAGGATGTTGTCTCCTTGGCGGGACGCCGCCGCCGGAAGGCGCTCAACCACGTTTCGGCCAGCGGCCAGATACGGAAGCGCGCTCACGCCAAGCCCTGCGGCCACGCCAGCGGTTTGAACGGGAGCGGTAGCGCTACCAACAATCAGCCCTCCCCAGCCTGCCGTGTCAGCGGTGCCGGGGTTACCAAAGCTATCAGGCATAACCGTAGCGGCGGCTCGGGATAGGTCTTGCATCCGCGCCTCACCGCGTCCGACCGCTCCACGTCCGACGCTGGAGTCTTGCGACCGAACGGCCGTAGCCAGTTGGCCCGGCGAGAACGGGCGACCGCCCGAAGCAACAGAGGCTTGGCGCATACGAACGAAATCAGCCCACCCCTCGGAAGCGTTGCGGAGGATTTCGCCCGCTTCGGGGCTTACGCGGCCAAGGTGCGTCCGCAACTCTTCACCAACACCCGACAGGATGTTACCCATCTGTTGCTGAGCGGGGTCAGGCGATGCGCCGTATTGAGCGGCAAGCGTTCCAATCTCACGCTCAACCTCACGATATTGAGGTCCGGTAAGCGGACGGTCCAAGCGCGTAAGGCGGCTTTCCAAGATGCCCGCAAGTTGCTGACGGCCCGCTTCTGGAAGGTCAGTCGCTTGCGCCACCACGCGAGCAACGCCATCGCGGAGTTCTGGCGTCGCGGAAATCTCCGGCACCATTGCCGCCGCACGGTCAAACTCTTGGCCGAGGCGTCCAGAGACATAAGCGACAGTTTCGCCACCCGCAGGAATGTTTGCCGGGATGCCTTCGCCAATCGGGTCAAGCGCACGATTGCCAACGGCGCGGTTGAGGCTTTCTTGCCCACGGTTCCGCGCACCCCGAATAGCCGTCCCGAGGATTGGCGCGCGTTGGGCAAGGTTCTCTACCGTCTGACCAAGCCCGCCAGCTCGCTGACCCGAGGTCAGATAAACGCCGTTGTCAGTCAGCGTTTGCACGGCCTGAGCGCGGGGATCAGACAGGACGTTCCCCATATTGGCCGCAACCTCATCGGCTTGCGTAACCAGCGCGTTAGGGCGCAAGGTGCGGTTAAAGGCTCGCACAGCCCCGCCAACAACAGGCTCGATTACCGCGTCACCGACCACGCCAGCGACAGGACCGAGGACGCCGCCAATAGCCGCCCCTTCAAGGGCGTTGGGGGCGCGCTCAAGAAGGGTCCCTTCGCTTGCGCCAAAGCCATACGCCCCGCCACCAGCAGCGCCGCCAGCGGCCAAACGAGCGACGTTAGCGCCTCGACGCATAGTGTCAGCGCCTCGCGTAGCCCCTGCAATCCTCGGGGCTTGGCGAAGGACTTGGGGAGCCATACGGGCAGCGCCGACGCCGCCAGCAAGCGCGCCCGTCAACTGACCAGCACCACGCGTCAGCGGCATTTGCTCCGCGTCGGCCTCATCAATCCCGCGCATCAGGTCGAGGTTCTGGCGATACGCGCCGCCCCAATCACCATTCCATCCGCCGCGCGTTCCACGGTCCAGCGGAGCAACAGTATTCAGGCCCGCTGTGATTTCGTCAGACAAGCCAAACGTCGCTGCATCCGCAATGCCGCGCACGAACGTATCTGCACGACGGCCAATCCCTTCGTCATCTCGACGCGCCTCAATAGCTTGCTCCGGTGAAACCCGTTCTTGGAACACCCCCGGCGCAACTTCTTCTCCGCTCGCGCCAACACGCGGAGCGCCAGACAGACGCTCAACACGACCATCAGGAAACCGGATATATTGCCCCGGCTGAAGGTTCATCAGGTCGGAGGCGGACAGGCCGGAAATATCGACGGCACTATCAGGGCCAGCGCCGGGAGCGGGGCGCGCCTCACCACCAGAACCGGGGCGAGCCGAACCATCAACGTCTTCGCCACCATTCATTTCGTAAGGGGCGGCTTGCCCGATTCCTTGGGCCACCGCATTAATCATCATGCGGCGCTGTTCGGATTTTTGTGCCAGCACTTCCGCGCTATCACCGGGCTGCGGAAGTGCCGCACGGATCAGGCGTTGCGCTTCAGTCGGGGTCACCGCTGCGCCCGACATGATCGGCAGAATAGCCGCCTCAAACGTCTTGGCCGCTTGATTGTATGCATTGTAGTCTTCGCCGCCCGCGACACGGGCAGCAAATCCAGCATCGAACGGGACGGCTTCAAGCGCCGCAGCCCCAGCGTTTCGCAAACTCGACGGGTTGTAACCCTCGCGATCCATGCGCTCTAGATTAGCTTGCGCGGCTTGGAGCGGGCCGAGGTTAATCATAAACCGCGCGCGAGCGTCCGCCCCCACCATCGGGGATGATTCAGCGCCATTACCAGCCGCAGCCGCTTGAGCCGCAGAGACAATCGTGTCCATGCCGCCGCGCGGGCCGTAGCGGACTACAGCGCCGTTCGGAAGACGCATTGCGCCTTGGCCATACTCAGGAGCGGGGAGCGGCTCGGTTTGCTCCCATGAAGATTCTTGCTTGGGATCGCCGCCCTTGAAGCGGTAACCGTCAATGACTTCGCCTACAGACGGCGCGGCTTCTTGTTGAGCCATCTAGTAACGCTCCCACGGGCGACGGGAAGGGGCAGCCGGAGCCGCTTGGCCGCTAGAGCCCGGTCGGGCAGACCCGCCGACACCACCAGAGCGAGGACGCGGAGGCGCACGGCCAGCAGCGGCTAGACGGCCTTGGCCTTCGACAAAGCCCGGTCGCGGCTGCATACTTCCGTCAGGCAGAAGCATCCACCCAGCGGGGACGTTAGGCGCTTCGGGCGGCGCTGTGTAAACCGGCACATACTCACCCGTGTAAGGATCAGGCCGAAGGATGTTACCACCCGCAGCACGGTCGTTAGCAGTCACCGGACGGACCTCGCCGCCAACCGCAGTCACCAGCGCGCGGAGTTGGGCGTCACTCATTTCAGAGGAATCAAGCTGGGCCAGAACATCATCCGTGTAGCCCATTTGCTGAAGAACCGGACGCAGCGTCGTCGTGTAAATCTCGCGGCGCTGATCGGGCGGGGCTTGCAACAGACCTTCCGCGCCCTGAAGGATGAACGTCAGTTTTTCACGGCGCTCCGCTTCCGCGCGCTCCCGCATCTGGTCAGCATCACGGGTCATGTCCGCGCCGATCTGGCGTTGGCCCGCAAGGTCGCCCGCACCACCAAGGGCAGACATTGCCCCCGCTTGATCGCCACCCGCCAAGGCATTACCCGCAACACGCCGCGCGCGCGATTGAGCCATCATCTGTTGCTGGTTGAAGCCGTCAGACAGCGCGTTAGTCGTCGCGTAAGGATCGACCTGCATTAGAACAGCCCCCAAAGGTCAGACGGCGGACTTTGCCCCCCCGTCGCCCCACCCGACGAAGGCCAATTGTAAGCCGCAATGCCGCCGATATTCCCCAGCGCATTGCCCCAAGCGTTCGCTTGCGTCCCGTAGCTGGATTGAAGGGCATTCGAGGCGTTCTGATTGTTCTGCCCGACTTGTGCGCCGTACTGGCCAGCCAAGGCGTTACCCTGACCTGTAGCCGTCTGGCCAAGGCCCGCGACGCTGAACAGTTGGTTAAGTTGCGTGTTGAACTCGTTAGAGGCGTAGTCCTGCCCGTAGCGAGTAAGCGCCCGCATGGCGTCGCCAGACTGCAACGAACCAGAGGCCGCACGGTTGGCGTTAATCCCCCGCTGGCCTTCATCAAACCGGAACTGATAGCCGGGCGAGGCATAGAAGCCGCCGTAACGGTTTTCAGGGTCCAGCGCATTGGTCGAGGCCGGAGCGTTAGCCGTTGCAACCGTGCCCGTTGCAGCAGGAAGAACCTGCGGACCTGTAGCGCCATCCGTCGAAAGCACGTTTTGCGGCGCTCCACCTTCCGGGGAGTTAGCCTGCATCATCGTGTCAACCATCTGATTGCGCGGCTGCATGGCCGTGTCGCGCTGGTCGCTGTACTGACTAGCGCCATAACCTGCCGGAGCAGCAGCGCCGCTCGCGCCCGAACCGTTCAGCGGGTTCGTCACACGCGGAGCCGTAGCGGACTGACCGCCAAGCCCAAGCCGACGATTAATCTCAGAGAGCGCAGCCGCACCAGAAGCCCGCCACGGAGCAAGGTCAGCGCGTTGCTGGTTGAAGATCGACTGCTGAAGGGCGTTGTTCTGCGTTGCCGTGTCCTGCGCAGCGCGCGTTTGATCCCGCGACGCATTTGACACAATCGCAGCACCGCCAACCGTAGCCGCCCCTGCAATAAGACCTACCGGCACAACAGAATCTCCCCGTCTTTGCCGATCACAGCATCAACAATATCCACCATCGGCGGATTGACAGACAGCAGCGAGATTTGAGCGTAACCAGACACAGCGGCCCACTGATTGTAGTGCCACACGCCTTTTGCGACATTGCCAGCGTTCCCCATCAGAAACGCAGCCCCAGCGGCCCGGTCATGTGCATCATCATCCTCATGAACAACAAGGGCGGAGCCGGTTTCCCGCTTCGCCGCCTCTAGTTTCTCATGAAACTGCTGACCGGCCTGTAAGCAAGCATCGCTCGCTTGTATCCAATCCTCAATGCAGAGGACGTGATATTCGCCAAACCATAGCCGAAACCCTGCTATCCGCGCAAGTGCCCGAGCAGCAACATTCCCCACCGGGAGTTGCGTCACAAGTTTAACCGCGTCCGTCTGCAAGAAGACGTATTCAAGCGCATCCTTCAGATTGTCTCGCACCTTAGCCCCGCGTACTTCCGGCAGGAAAAGCGAGTGGACCTCGTACTGACAAGCGCCAAGGCTCCTTAGAACCCATCCGCCGCCCTCAAACTGCAAGGCGATGTTAGCCGGGTCGCAGATCAGCGCCGACAGATCGACTTCGCCCTCACCCTTAAGCCACGGCCTGACCTTGGGATGATTGGCGACTTCGTTCAAAACGGTTGGGTCTAGCGTCCTCACGCTTGCTGGTCGCTGCGGTAGTAGTTGACCGACAGATTGACCGCCGTGTTAGCGTCCGCCTTTGCATACAGGGCCGCTCCATTGGCCAGCACAACAGCACCGACCGGAACCGTCACGCTTTGCCCCCGAAACACGGTCTGAACCGTCATCTGATTTGACGACGTAGCGGAGCCAGCAGAGGGAACCTGATACAAAGTAACAAAGCGGCTGGTCGTGTCGATGTTCATGGCGACCACCGAGGTAATCACGCACGATTCGTTAGCTCCCGCCGTCACTAGCGCAACAGCAGAGGTCGTTAGTTGGGTTGTTACGCCCGTCGCTTGGGTTGCCATCAAAGATGCTCCACAACAATCACGCGGCCTGCGCCGCCATTTCCGCCAACGCCCGGCACTGTACCACCAGAACCGATAGCACCGCCACCGCCGCCTCCACCGCCGACAACGCCATCTGCGCCGTCCCCGCCGTCGCCAGTCAAAGCGCCACCACCACCACCGCCGCCGTAGCCGGGGCCGAAATAAACATCAGAGTCACCAGCGGACGAGCCGGGAGCGCCAGAGGCCCCCGCAGCACCACCAGCGCCACCACCGCCCGTAGCCGTAAGGGAACGCCATGAACCGGCACCGCCCGCCCCGCCGGAGCCGTTGTTGAACCCGCCACCGCCACCGCCTCCGGGAGCGCCTTGATAGTCGTTCGGAGCATCCGGGGGCGTAATCAGATCGCCAGCCGAGCCGGGCCCGCCTTGATAGAGGTTTCCGTAAAGCGTGGTGACCGCACCGCCCGCTCCTCCGGTCCCCAGCCCGCCGCTTGTGCCCGCTTTACCGCCGTTGGCGTAAAGAAGGTCGCCAAACGCGCTGTACCCGCCACCCGAAACCGGCACTCCCGGCGCACCGCCATCGCCAGCAGCGCCAACCACCACCGCGATAGTCTCAGGCAATGTCGCCGCATTCATGGTCGCGTTAGTAAATCCACCGCCACCACCGCCACCACCGCCACCACCGTTAGCGATCACAGAGCCGCGTCCACCACCTCCACCGCCACCAATGACATAAACGTCAATCGACCGAACGTCGGAGCCTGCCGAATAGACGTCGTCCGCATCGAAAATAACCACGCGGGTTTTAGGCTGCGGAGACAGTGCCGACGTGCTGACGCCTTGCAGGGCCCCGAACTGGCGCTGCAATGCCTCTAGCTGGCCCGCTACACGGTCGATCCCGTCCAGCCGACCCTGTATCGCCACGTCGTTTAGCGTCCGCGCTAGAGCCTCGTTCTGGCCTGTAGCGATAAGCCCCTGAATCGTCCCGAGGTTGGCGACCGTCAGGATTTCAAAGAACTCATCCGTAAACCCGCCTGTCCGCTCCCAAATGTTAAGCAGAAAGCGTTGGAACGTCTGTGTCGCACGGCCCGTAACCGGATCAACAACAGGAAACATCGACTGAGGCGGCGATACATCAACCGGACGCGTGACCATCAGAACGCCTCGTTAAAGGTGGCGTACTGTAGAGTTGTTTGTACGTCGTCGGAATCAATGATCTCAAACAGGAAGCCGGGCGAACGGAACTGACCCAGCCGCGTCCAGAACACCCGCTTGTTATACTGCCCCGTAAAGCCAAGGTTCGCTTGCTTCTCGTCTCCCCACGTATTCCCGCCGTCCTTTGACGTTCTCATACGGATTAATGGAAGCGCATCAGCATCAGACGAATAGCCCGTGTTGCACTGGACCCAAAGGTTATCAATCGAGGCCCGCTTTACTGTCGGAACGCCACCGCCGACCACACGATAGATCGGGTCGCCGTCGTCATTACCTATCGCGGGGTCAAGCGTAAACAGCTTCCCGCTCTCGCTATCCCCAAACACAACCGGCGAGCCCGCCGAGGCCACCGCGACGTGACCACGGAACCGCTCAAGCCCGTAGCTCTGCCACTCGCACCAAGCGCCCGTGGAAACATCGAAGGCGAATGTGCCTTGGCTACACGACACAAGGTAGAGCGCGTGGCCATCAAGAATGAAGGCGACCGCTGAAAAGTCAGCACCCGCAAGCCGGAACTGTTCTTCAATCGCCGTCGAGCTAATCCGTTGAGGAACGTCCGCTGCGCGATAAGCAATCCGCCCTTGCTCATTGTCCTCCCCCACAAAGAAAATCGTGTTGTCGAACATCAGCACGCTATCGCGCGAGGTTGCCCCCCGCGAGAAGATGCGCCCCTGATACCGCTGGAAAGGCCCATCGCTCAGACCAGTCGGAAGCCAGACCTCCGCGCTTTCGGAATCAAACAGCCAAAGCTCGGCAGCCGTCGCAATCGTGGCCACCGAGCCGTCAGGAGAACTTTCCGCCGTGAAGAAGTCCAGCGGATCAATCGTAATCTCACCGGGGCGGATGAAGTACCGCCGCCCAATCCCGCCAGCCTGCACGACGATATAGCCGTTAATCTCGGTTACGTCCGTCGCCGTGTAGCCATCAGGAACCGTGACCGTCCTAACGTCCGTCCCGTCGTACAGATACAGCGAGCCACCCGCGACAAAGAACAGGCCTTGCACAAGGTCCGTCCCCGCCCACCGGATCAAGTCCGTCCCTGCAATCGCCGTCAGACCGCCGCCAAACGGCACCGCCGCGCCATCACGATAAAGCGTCGTCAGCGACACACAGAACAGATCACCAGAGAAAAGCCCGTCTTCACGGAACACCCCCCGCTGCATCGTGCCGACCGTGTCACTAAGCACCAGACCCGGCCTAGGCAGGATCGCAACGCCCGTCACTTGGTTAGACGTGGCGCTTTCGACATAGCGATTTATCAGGCGGACAGGAGGTAGCTTCCCGACAACCCTCTTGTCATACGTCGTGCCGAGAAGCGCAGCGGGCATACAGGTTCAGCCCTTAAGCAGCCCAAACAATCGTCAGCCCAAGCACGTCGCCAGCACCAACCGCTGTGTTGTTGTTGTCCGCAGCGCCAGTGACCAGCCCGTAACCAATCCCCGTCGCAAAACCAAACGGAACCGGGAACGAGAACGCCGCCGTCGCCGGGAGCGCATACGTCAGGACCGGAACGTCAGTCCCAATGGTCGGAGCCGTCGCCTTGTCGTAGAACTTCAGATAAATCACGCCAGCCGAAGCATTGTAGCCGTTAACGCTATAGATCGCTCCCGGATTGGCGCTAATCAGCGTGGCGTTGTTGCTTGCCGCACTGGACGGCAACCGGGCCGCAGTCGTGGAGGCCGACCCCGCACCGAACATAGACGTGACCGGGAAGGGTTTGGCGTAGCTAACCGGAACGTCACCGCCGTTCGGGCTTTCAAAGAAACGGTTGACGCCGCTCATTATGCGTATCCTCTGTATGGGTATTGCGGTTGAAGGAAGACAGACGACGGGCGGTCGAACCCACTGAGTTTATCGTAAAGCTCGCGGGCCATCGCGACAATCTTTGACGCAACCACCGGCCTAGTCTCGGTAATACCAAACGTGTCCAGCAAGCGAGCAGCGAGGTTATACGTCACGGCCTCAAACCACTCCTGCGGTACGTCTAGGTTCTGATCCAGATCGGTCACGTCCTCAATCACGCGGGCCGTGGTGCAAAAGATGTTGGTCGAAGCGGTAGGCACCGGCCACAGCGTCATGGTCACCGAATCGCGCTTGCGACGGAAGTAGAAGATAGTGGGGCTTCCCGATGCGGTTTTATTCGGGAGGGTGATGTACTCACCGCGCTCCCACCGGGCTAGAATCCGCTGGAACGTCGGGTCAATCTCAACCCGCGCCTCTTGAACGTCCAGAACCCGAGGATCAAGCGTGACTGTCGCCGTATCAGCGGCAAACACAATCGTTTCCTCTTCCTCGCGCCAGAGGTTGCAGCCGTCAGCCTGCCAGCTTTTCAGCATCCATTGCAGTTGCGTAAGCCCCTGCTCGCCATCCGTACCAGACGGGGTTTCCCCACCACCCAGCACGGTAATCAGCGTCATGGCTTGGGTTACGACATCTCGCGCCGTGAATGTCTCAGCAATAGAACCACTAGTCGCCACGGTTACAAGTCCTCTGGAGTGACAGGGTCTAGCGGGTCGATAAACAGGTTATCGGGGCGCGGACGAATATCAGGAAGAGGAACACCCTCCGGGCCCACATCAGGAGCCGTCAAGATAGCCGGGCGAGGGTCAAAGCAGGTATCAATACAAACCATGAGGCCGGTCCATTCTCTAGCCACGTCAGGACGGCGTCGCTTGAATGAGCAGCGGTCACAAATTGCCCAAGTTCCACCGGGCAGGTAAGCCGGAGCACCTCTGGTATCTGGCCTGATCGACATTCCCGGTCTTTCGGTAGTGATATTCCCGGCGATCCGAAAACCGCCGGGAAATCAAACACTTACTAAGCGCCTTGGACGCCGAACGCACCGCGCCAATCGCCCCAACCGGGGACGAAACGAGCGGTAGCCTTGGCCTTCAGGTTCTCGGTGTCGAAGTCGTTGTCGCGCTCAAGCTCGACTTCACGACGCCACAGAGACTTCAGGCCACCCGGAACGTCCGTCTTCAGGAACCACGAATCGAGGTCCGTGAGGTACGGGTTGGAAATGTAGCCGTCTTGCAGAAGGCCCATCGAACGAATGGCGTTGATGTCATTGTTCGCCGTGCCGGTACGCAGGTTCGACTTCAGAATCCGCTCCGCGTTGAACGCTTCGGTCGGATTGACCATCAGCTTCGTCGGCGCAACCGGGATATTCAGACCACGCGAGTTCTTCATCTGCATCAGAACCTTGATGGCGTCCTCAAGCGAGGCTTCCGAAAGGTCCGCAGCAGCGGAGAGCGTGTTGGCCTGATTGCCCGAAAGCGTCGGGTGAGCCGTCGAGAACAGCGCAACACCGTCGCCGCCAGCATAAGCGCCGCCGGTAAAGCCACGGTTCAGGATGTTGGCGTGAACGATCTCGATAGTCGTGGACATGGAGAAGGCCAGCGACGACGCGCGGGTTTCGGAGACTTCCCGATAAAGGTCGTCCTCTTGTTCCTCGCGGGTGACGATGTAACCCAGTCCGTACACGACGTGGTACAGGGTGTTCTTGTAACCCTGTTGATCCGAGTCGTAAGCGATAGACGCGCCTTCAGCCTTGACGGGGGCCAGACCAAAGCCAGTGGCTTCAATCAGGTATTCCCACGCCTTGTCCGACTTCTCCTTGTCGAAGAACTGGGTAAAGATTTTCGGGTATTTCCCGTATTCCTTACCGAACCACAGCTTTACGCCGGGCCATAGCGCGTCGGGGTGATTTGAGCGAGTGATTACAGCCATTGTTCAAACCCTCCCTTAAATGCCAAGGCCGCTGGCGACGCCAGCTTCAGTCGGCAGGTTGATACGAACGAGAACGTCAGCGTAAGCACCGAACTCGTTATTGATCTGCGGCTCAAGGCCGAGAATGCGAAGCTGGTAGGTCGCATCAACGTCCGGCGTAGTGCCGTCCAGAATGAAGCCCGACCTCTTCGTAGCGGTCGAACCGGAACCAGCGGTCAGGTTGGCGTTTTCACCAACTTGAGTCGCAGCCACGCCCGTTGAATCGACTTGGATCACGTACTCAAGGAACGGATCGTCAGCGATCAGGACATTCATCGCGGTCGAAGCCGGACGATAGCCATACGGGGTGAAGGCCGGGGAAGGCTGGAAGCCAACCACGACGCCAGAAATCCGGTTGGTCGCGCCAGCAGTCGCACGGGTCACGGTGGGGTACGATTCAGGACCGGCTTGAGCGTTGCCGGACGAACCGGCGAGAATGACGGGATCACCGATGAACAGGGCCACATTATCCGTGTCTGGCACGAAATAAGTGTTTGCGGCGCCGCTATACGGCGAACCGTCACGCTCACGCAGGGGCTTAAGCCCGAACGGAGCATTGAGGTTAGCCATTGGGTAGACTCCTTATTAGGGCTTGAAGCCCTTAATGACGTTATCGGAAGGGGCGTAGATGCCCGCAGAAGATGAGGCCGAAGCCCCCGAACCTTCACCCTTCAGCGCAGACCGCTCGATTTGATTCATGCGGTCCAGCTTGGTTTTCCGGTCCTCTACCGCGAACTCCTTGGGTTTCCGAAGGAGTCTAGCGACTATCGGCTCACCACGGCCATTCGTGCCTACGGTTCGCCCTTCAACCCCATCGACTACATCATAGTAGTTCCGGCGGGTTAGATGCTCGATACGGCCACCTTCATCGTTGACCCATCGCAAATCACAGTCAGCGTTAGCACTGATTACTTCATCGGGCAAGCCGAGGCGCATCACCGTCATTGTATCCAGAGTGCCGTTGTCTCGCTCACGGCGCTCTCGCATCTCAGCAAGGCGGCGAGCAGACATACCCGAAGACTTGGCTTCCGGCTTAGTCTCGGGTTCAGACGCAACCGGCTCCGGCGCTAGCGCAGATTGAGACGGCGTCATGGCGTCCACATAGGCTTGCGAGTCGTTCATCTTCGGTTTCCTGTTGTACGGGCGGGCCATCAGTCACGCCCCATTTCTTTGTCATACATGGAGCAGTATTCCGCCACGCTATCAGCCCGGCCACGATCAACCGCAGCCTTGGCCGCTGCGAGAACCGCCGGGGGATAGGTCTTCCTCGGAGGAGGAGAGCCGCGCGAGCCGCCCTCGACAGACGGAGGGGTCCGGCGTTCGGCGGGCTTGTCGAACAACTCAGGGAACCGCTTACGGACCTTTTCAGACGCATAGGCCAGTTGTGCCTCCGGGTCTTTGCCTTCATTGGCCGCGACACCAGCCATTGCCGTAGCGTAGGCAGACGCCTCGGTATCGACCCCAAACCACGGGTTATCCGCCTTGAACTTGGATTTGTAGTCAGTCTGCGCAGGCGTCCGGTCCAGCGCATCAATCTGCGCCGAGACCTGACGGGCAGCGGTCGGATCGTTGGCGTCCACAGCTTCCGCAAACTGCCGCTCAAGCGCCTTGCGTTGCTTGGCAAGCTCACGTTCCAAGATGCGTTCGTTGGTTTTGGACAGGCCCTTAACCACGTCCTTAACCTCGCCAAGCTCTCGCTTCAGCGTCCGGTTTGCATCGACCGTGTGTTTGACGAACTCGCCAGCATCACGCCATCCGGAGTCGTCACCCTTCCAATCTTCTTTCGGACGCCAGCCCATGTCACGGGCAAGGCTTTCCAGATCAGGCGCAGAAGCCTCCCCACGAGCCGGAGCCTCGTTGGGCGTATCAGGAAGCGCAACATCAGGGAGAGGCGCGCTAGGGGCCTCGGGAGCCATTTGAACGTCGGTCATTCGATCACCGCTGCAATAGCCTTGTCTTTCACAAGGCGGAATTCATCATCACCCTCTTTCCAGAGGATGCCGTCGTAACGGGCAAAGATTACCCGATCACCGATTTCAGGTTTCGCCCCCTCGGGCCATTCGGCATAGTCAAAAGCCGCAGGGGACATTGAGACGATAACGCCACGCTGTTGTGCGTGTTTGTCAGTCTCTACAGTCTGGTCAGAGAGGATAATCCCCCCTTTAGTCTTCTGTTCTGCCGGATCAGGCCGGATCAGCACGTTATATTCAATCGGTCGAATCATGGATTTCTTTCAAACCTTCAAAGGTTACTTCCGACATTGCCGCGTAAGCATCCGCGCGGGTACGCAGTTCGTTGAGCAAGAGAGGATCAGCGACGCCGCCCTCCCATGATGCGTCAACCCATGCCCGGCGCTGGGCCTCCGACGACTTCTTGAGCGCCGCCATCACCCAAGTCGTAACCGGGCTGTTGCGCCACTGGTCCCATTCCTCCGCTTCCATTCATCACTCCTCGCTCTGCCACTAAGGAGAGCTTGTCCATCGCATCAGCGCGATTCTTTGTAGCCGTCGCCTCATTCAGCGCGGCTTTGCTTTCCTTCTCCTTCAGGTCCGCAATCATCAGCGGGTTAGGAGGAGGAGGGCCTTCAGGCTTCGGCGGAAACAGTTTCTCAATGTCCGCAATGTCCGCAGCCTCGAAAATACGCTTCAGGATTTCCTCATCGTTGAGGCCCTTACCGAGGAAGCCTTGCAGGAACCCGGCCTTGGCCATCCGCTGCATATTCGTCACCGAGGCAGGGTCCGCCACCGGCTGAATATCAAGGTCCGCCTCGTTAAAATCCTTCGCCAGCGTCGCGCCCGGAATGTCCAGAACCCGCGCGTACTCCTCCGGGTCGCCGTACCTCGACACGCAATCGTACAGCAGTTGGAACTCCTGCTTGGCCGAGCGATAGATACGCTTGTAAATCGCCGTGAACGTCTGCAACCCTTGCTCAATCAGGGCCAGCGTCGCCGTTGCCGTCTGTGACTTGCCAGCCTCGCCCGTCAGCACGTCCTTAACCGACGAAATGTCCCGGGCCGCGTCCATGAGCATACCGAGAAGCTCAAACAGGACAGGGCTAGGCGCGGGCATGGGTCGATCATAGATCGCGCTCCGAATGTCCCCGCCGGGCACGTTCACCACCTTGTATTCAGACGGCGAGAACCGCAGCACGTTCGTCTGACCAGACCCTTGAAGCCTCAGGCCCGCAGCAAGGAAACCACCGCCCGCAACCTGCGCATGGCCAGCGTCTAGCAGTTGGTTGATAATCGTATTAACCACCGCATTGATCGGGGCCAGCAGATGCCCGAAGCCAATGTCATAGAAGCGGCCCTTCGGATCAGGAAGGAAGCTATACTTGACGAACGGACACCAACGCTCAATCCGGATAACGGTCTTGCCGTCCTCCGCAATCTCTAGGTCCAACTCATCGTAAGCCGCCTCGATCCGCATCACCTGCGTTGATTCAACGTCAACCGTGATGATGTAAGGCTCCTCGACCCCATCACCGTCCAGATCATGCATCCGGTGCTGTTCGATGAACTGGCGCGGCTTCTGGTCGTCCTCGTTCCCATCCAGCAGCAGGCCGTCCGTCTCGCGGTACATGCCCGACCGCTGGCGTTCCGTGATCTGGTACGGGAAGACCTCGAAGTCCTGCGTGATGCGCGGCGCATCCTTCAGGGCCTTGGCATCGCTAGGCACCGTCAGGTTCAGCGCGTTGACGAACTCGCTGCACGGCCTGCGCTTGTGCGCGTCGTAATAGACCTTACGGAACCCACAGCCGCTAATCGGCAGTTGGTTAAGCAGAACGTCCGTGTCGCCTTCCCAGTCGGCAATCCGGTAGAACAGTTGATAGTTCAGGTAGTCCTTGACCCGGTCAGCCCGCGCTTGCTTCTCGCCCGATTCATCTCGGCCAAGCACAGCCACGCTCACAGCATCGCCCGGCTTCACAATGGCAGGATATGCCCTCGCCGCGAACTGTTGAGCCGCCACCGTGATAAGCGGGTACTGGACGTTAGCCGACCGATCAAACGGATAGGACTTGTCCCCCGGCGCATCCTGTGCCGCAGCGCTTAGAGCGTTCTGTGTCTGCGTCTTCCAGTCATTGCGAGCACCGTCGTCCATGCTCCAATCTTCAACGCATTGCGCGCCAAGGGAGCCTAGAACCGTCTCTCCAAGGTATTGCTCAATGATAGCCGAGGCGTCACCCGTGGACGCAGCCAGCAGCAGGATCAGGGGCGTCTCGTCTTCCGGACCGCCCATGTCGTCCAGATCAACGCCCTCGGTCGGGTCGCTTACCTCACCATACTCCGGAGCCTCATACGTGCTGCCGTCGTAGTCATCGACCATGCTCATCTAGTACCCTGTCACGCTGGATTGGCCGCGAGGCGGTTCTGAATAGTGCTCAACAGGCTCCGTCATGGAACGCGCCATACCCGACATGATCAGATACCGAGTGCAGTTGTGAACCGTCACGCCGTTACCTAGCACGAACGCCTTAGTCGAAGGAACAGTCAGACAGTAAACGTCAGCCGTCCCCGCGCTTCTTACGCTCACGCAGCGTTTTGGCGCACGCTTTGGAGCAATGCAGCCGGTGGACGTACTTGTTGACGATGAACGCCGAGCCGCAAGCCGAACATTCTCGCGATACGTCGTCCAGACCGGAGTTGAAGCGCCATCGCGTCTTGCAGGCGTTTGAGCAGAACCGGGCCACGCCATTGTCGCAAGCGTCGTATTCCTTGCCGCACTGGTCGCAAGCGCGAGCGGTTCTGGCGTGTAGCCTGTCAGCAATCTTGAGATAGTGCTGGCGGTGCCACTCGCGGCCCGCTTGGCTTCCGTGCCACTCCGCAGCCCGTTCACGAGCAAGCGCCGAGACTGGTCTTTGATGCCCCCAATGATGGTGAGCCATGTGCTGCGAAGCAGTGAGAAGCGCGAGGTTGTCCGGCTCGTTGTTTGAGCGGTCCTCGTCTTTGTGGTGAACGTGATGCCCGGGCGGAACAGGGCCATTGAGACTCGACCAAACCGCGACATGAAGCCGCTCGCCGTCTCGCTGGAAATACTTTCCGCACAGATAGTACCGCTTGCCGTTGAACTCTTGGATGGTTGGCGAGATGACGACGACTGACATTGATCCGACCCGATGCTGCTAGATACATCGTATGTATCGCAAAGCATCCCCTCAAGATCAATAGCCTCGATCCACCCTTCGCCAGTCAAGAACTTGTGGTCCGGTGTGCATCTGACTTCGGAGCCGTCGTCAAAGGTCAGGCGCACCGTGTCCCGGTGTCCGTACCTCTGACAGGATTCGTAATCAGCAACGCCGCCGCCGACCGTAACGACGCGTCCAGACGAACCGACCATATCAATGATAGGAATCGGACCGCCCTCGGTCTGCACAAGCGTATCGCCCGTAAAGCAGTCCATAAGGTGATCGCGGTCCTTCACAATCTTGCCCTTCTCATCCCGACGATACAGCCTGATCTCAGACATGAAGTTAGGAAGCGTCCGGAACACCTTTAACCTACCAGACGCCAAGCGTCTATAAACCGCGTGAATACCGGCCTCGACCGTATTGTCCGCGCTCTCAAGGTCCAACCCAAGCGAGATATACTCATCCCTTAGCGCCGTGCCGTCCTTCTGGTTAGACCCGGAACTAGCCGGATCAATAACCCCCGGAATCCACCAGCCCCTAGCCTTGATCGCGTCGCCGTGTATCTGCGGAGGGCTTTCGCCTAGGTAATGCTCATCGTACAGATAGACCACGTCGCTTTGCCTATCCCACGCGCCCCAAATAGCCGCCGTCCGGTTCCAGCCAACGTCCATTGCATAGGCTCGCGGCCAATGCTTCGGGATATTGAAAGGCTCGACCAGATACGCGCTCTCAGCCACCGGGTAGATGACGCCAGACCCTAGCGCCGGGATACCCTTGGTCCGCGCCTCTCGCTGATAGGGCGGAATCGAGTTCATCAGGTCCGCCTTGTCCTCGTCGGAAAGGTGCGGAACCTCGTCCCAATCAATCTGGACGCAGTACTTGCCGCCATGCTCCGGCAGGAAGCCTAGCGCAACGTCCGTCAGGCCACGCAGCGGCGTAAACGTCGCCAGCACGATACCCTTAGTCGTCAGCGTCCGCAGCAGGGCTTCCGTGTAAACGGACTCCGGCGGTTCTTCGTCCATCCACACAACATCGCGCTCAGTGCCCTGCCACGCCTCGCGCCCCTGATCGTAGGACCGGAACTGGACGATGCTCGACTTGCCGCTGACGTGCTTGATAACCGCGAAGTCCACACCGTCAGGGATGCCCGCGCTAGGCCGGACCTTCTCGATACACTCGCCGGGGATCATGCCGGTCCCGCGATCCGACGCAGGGCCTAGCAGCTTGGCGACAATAATATCCCGCGTCGTCGTCCCTGTGTCACCACCGCACAGCACGTTGACCGGGTTCGTGAACCGCCGACCTACCCACCAGTCAGGATAAAGGCCCGTCAGGTGAAGCGTGACCTCATACGCTCCAATCCCCTCAGACTTGCCAACCCGGTTAGCAGCCATCGCCGCCCGTTCCCGGTGCGACACGCCAGCCGCAAAGAACGCTAGGTGCTTCTGGTATAGCTCACGCCGAAGCGGACCTTCATCCGGGTAATACGTCCAGAGCTTCCGCTGACGCAGCCGCCGCTCTTTCTCCTCTAACAGGGAGATAAGCTCCAGCTTATGCGCCGTGGATAGATCAGCGAGCATTAGCAGCCATCAAGGCTTGAATGCGCCCCTCAAGCTGTTCATCGGATTGAGTCTGGATCGACCCGGAATGTTCATGCTCGATCTTGTCGCCGTACTGGCGAGCGTTCCACTTCCCAATCAGCCGAAGCCGCGTGTCAACCATCACCCGCTTGTGTGCCGGGTCAATCGACAGGTCATCAGCAACTCGGAGGCTGTCGTATGCGAGGTAATGCGTTCCGATCATCCTTGCGCGCGTGGAAGCCTCAAGGAACTCGGGCTGCGCCTTCTCCCAGTTATAAACCGTCTGGAAGCTTGGGATATGTTCGTCGCTACAGATAACGGACAAAGGCTCGCCCTTTGAAAGGCGAGCGCAAATCTCGTCAGCTACCTCTTGTGTGTATGAGGAAGGGCGGCCGCCAGCCATTAAGCTACCGCCTCAAGTTCGTTGAAGTGGCAAATGCGGGGCAGCGCGCGGGAATGTGTTTCCGCGTCGATGATAACCCACCTGTTGCCGTGAACTACCTTTATGGCCTTCACGGTTCCGGTCTTATCAAAGGGGCCGCGTCGTTTGACGGTTGAGCCTACAGCGATTGTCTGGCCGGGCATTACTCGTCACCCTTTACGGCAACGAACGCCTCTAGGGCTGCATGGGTTGAGGCTCGCCAGTCTTCGCGGAGTCCTTCAAGCGCGCTTTCCCATGACGGAAGCTGGTCAATGATTTCAGCGGGGCAACGCGAGCGAGCAACAGTCCAAGCCGCTTTGGCAGCAGTCTCTACGTGAGAGGACGTGATAGGGCTTTCATCGCCCATCGTGTTGTCGATCATTCGTCACCGTCCGCCGGGCAACCAGACTCGATCCAGTCTGCGGCCTCTCGCAAGGCTTTCACAGCAGCTTCGGCGGTTCCGCTTGCGGCGACATATCGCCCGCCCTCCACACGGTTTCCGGCCAACACAACGTCTGCAAGGTCGGCGTGCATTGCTCCCGTAAGAACAGCGCCCGCCTCGATTGAGAATGGCTTTGTGTCGGTCATTCGTGACGCCCTGTGATCTAGTCTGGTCGCTTAACCTTAGTGCCGTAGCTCGGGTGTAAGCGGGGTTAATATGGACTAGGTTGAGGGGATAGGCAAGGCTTGGCAAGGTCAGCAGAAAGCCCGACCGGCGCTAGGCTGATCGGGCTTCTAGTGTGCGGGTTGTTATCCCTACGCCCGAGAGCGTTTATGTTCCCACCGCTACTCCCAATCCCTAATCACTGTGGCCAGCGCCGTTATGCAACAGGCAATAGCGATGATCGTGAGAAGGAAGCCGGTCACTTTGACTTGGCTTTCGCCTTGGGCTTCTCAGGCTCTGCGTCCTGACTGGCCCGGGCAATCTCTCGCCAGAACTCACGCTGGGCCTGCGTGGCCTCTTCCCAATTGGCATACGGAGTGTCGGTGAGGACGCCCCGCAGCGAATGGGCCTTGTCCGCCAGCCTTTGCGCTACCTTGTCCATCAGGCTTGCGCGTATTCGACGTGGATAAGGACCGTTCCGTCTTGGCTCGCCGCCGTGCCGCCAGACGAGGCAATCGTGTAGTGAACCGTCGTCGCCGGGTTGCGGCCCGCGTAAACCACAGTCGCCTGAATCCAGCCCTGCGTTTTCACATCAACGTCAGCGACGTATTGCTGGCCGTTGGCAGCGGAGCCGAGGCGAAGATTGGAGTTGGTCGGAGTGCCCGGAATCGTGGTCGGGGTTTCCAGATAGTAGTTGAGGACAAGCGAGCCGGTCGGGAGCGTGAACGTCCCCGCCGATGCACCGTCAACCATCGTGGCGGTTACGGTCTTGACGCCAACCATCTTGGCCCCGCCAATGGTCGATCCTGCCGAGGCGGTTACAACGCCATCAAGAGGGCCTTCAAAGCCATCCGAGACAACAGTTCCCGTGCCTTGGTCGTTACCGAAGTTCGTGGACATTCTTTGTTCCTGATAAGAGAAAAGCCCCGCGAAGGGGGCTAGGCCATGCCGTAGGGCTTACCGGTAGGACCGCCAACTTTCGTCGGAATTCCCATTGCGAGACGCTTGTGCTGATTGACCAGCTTCGGCTGGAGTTTGAGGCCGGGCTTTTTCATCATGCAATCTCCACCGAGTACGGGAAGACTATCGGCCAAACGAAGGAAATAGTCAACGCCGCCCCTTAGAGGGCTTGGCGGGTCAAGGGCACGGCGTAACCCTCCTATGTGTGTTTGGAACGAATCGGAAAGGCTAAGGTTGCTCTATCGCAACCGACCGTTTGCCTCAGCCACGACAGTCCCGTCAGGAGAGACAAACCTGCCCCACTGAATGTCAGGCAGGGCGTGAGATATGGCCCCCATAAAAAGCGCTTTTCGCTCTTCGTGCAGGTCGCGATAAAGTTGCCTCTCGTACTCTTCGCCATCCTTGACCGAGTAGCGCTCATCCATTTCGTCTTCATAGACAGCGGGCAGCTCCGTCATTCCGGCTTCTCCTCTAGGATTTCTTGGTTCACTTCTTCGCTTCGCTCATCCGTACCTACCGCGCTTGCAGTGGTAGCCCACACTGCCCTAAGAAGCGGACCATTCCGCGTAGTCATCAGTGTGCCATCTGTCGGCCTTCCAGCTTCCCGCCAAGGTCCGTAGAACTTCCAGAACCAGTGCTTGGAGGGAATCTCGGTCAGGTCGCCGGTCCTCATGTTGACCTTCGTGGGGCCGAACCGGTCGCTATCGTCAAACGAAAGGCCCTGCTTTCCGCTCTCGGAGCGAATGTCGAAACAGCCTTCCGAAAAGCTGTCTATAAATACCCGGCTCATTCCGCCACCGTCTCGCGGATAGCGGCCGCAACCTCGGCGTAGTCGCTCGGTTGCGCTCCCTCGCAGAGCCACTGGACCCGATCTAGAACAGCCGCGTAATCGGGCGCGGTGGGTAAATCGCCAAGGCGATTTGAACCATCCTTATCAGTCATGGCTTAAGCCTCGTTAAGTTTGTTGCAGATTGCTGGTCTTCGCGCATCTTGATTAGCTCGGCCATCGCATCTTTTGGGAGGGCCTTTCTATCTCTCATCAAGACAAGTCTCGCCGCGCTTATTGCGTAGCTGACAGCTTCCGCATTGTTATAGCCGTAAGCCTGTTTGATCGTTTCCAGATCAATAAGCTGGCCAGCGTCTAGGACTACCTCAATACGCTTTGAGCCTGCGTTTTTGTGGCGGGAGCGTTCTATTTGCTTTCGGATTGCTGCGGTCATGGCTTTTCCGCCTTGGCAATAGCCGCGAGCGCCTTTGCGTGAGCGTCCAGCGCGCGCTTCATGGTCGGGCAATCTGGCATGGTGGTTTCGCCAAGAACCTCAGTCACACCCACCAATGCGTCAAACAAGTCAGACATCAAGTTGTCTACCGGAAACGACGCCAGTAGGGCCGCCCGCATGGCCGCACGATGGCCGTCCGCGAACCCGCTCTCTTCCTCTGCGGCGCTATATATTCCACCGCAGGCGTCAACAGCGCGCAGGGCGGTATTATCAGGGTGAATATGAGACATCACTGCCCCCACATTGCAGCGGCCTGCTCCATCGCCATGTTGGCTTGAACGGCAGTGACCCGCTCGCTTTGGACGACGCGGCGAGCGCGGTCCATGTTCTGAGAAACGAAGTCAGCGGCGTCACGGCCCCAAGCCTTAGCGGCGGCGTTGACGACTTCCGTATGGTGGACCGAAACCGGCGATCCGTTTTTCCACGTTTTCCAAACTTTGTGAGCGGCCATGTGTGTCTCTCCCTTTGTTGAGACCACTATCGTCTGTGCGACCGGACGCGTCAACCCCCGCTGTGATTATTTTTCACGCATCGCCGCCCACTGTTTCGCGAAGGCATTTGGCACGGCATCGAACCTATCAAGATGCTGGACAACAGGCATCCCTTGGGAGTTTCTGAAGGCCAGCCATCGGTCACGGGCCGCTTGGCTTTTCGGGTCTGCGTAGGTTCTTGTCGCGTAGAGCGGGTCTTTCATCGGATCGCGGCCTCTATAAACTGGCCCGCCATATTGATAAGCAATCCGTGGGTGGCTTCGTGAGCGTCTCGGTCTTGCTCGTTGTCTGCCTCATTGCCTAGCGTCCACTCTCGTTTTGCGGCTTCGCTCATAATCTCTGCGAGAGCTTCCATCGCCCATTGTCGGCTAAAAGGCCCCGTCACATAACTTGGGATTTCCACGCAATGCCGGAGCGTTTGGACAGCATCGTAATGACCGACCATGCTTACGGTGTTTTTAGCGCGGTTCTCCATCGCACGATGATATTTTATCAGGTCTTTAATCGTGCCCATGTGCATGGTCATGGCTTGTCGCTCCATTCGATACCATTGCGGTTGCCCCATTCATAAACGATGGAAAGCAGACCTGTGAACTCTTCCTTGCTCAACGCGGCGGTGGATTTGCCAACACTGACGAAGCCTGTCCCCTCAAGGTTGGGGAGCATCCTGATTTCACTGTCCAAGGCGTCCAAGAATAGCAGCTTCCAGTCCCGGACGGGCAGTTTGACGCCGTGGTGCGTTCGCTGCCTGGCAATGTCTCCAATGGCGGCGTGTAGCGCGTCATTTTGAGGGATGCTCCTTCCGGGTCCATGAAAGACTACCTTTGAGCCTGTAGCCACGCCCTGACACCACCGAGAGGCTTTGTCCCTGTCGGCTTGCGTTCGGAGCGTGACTACGGCTCGGTCAGACATTGGCTACCAAGGTATATCGTCGTTGAGCGGGTCCGAGCGATCAGCGTCTCTCATGGACGCTTTGCCAGCAGGCCCACTAAAACCTTCGTCAGCATCGCTCGCAGCAGGCTTTCCGCCTAGCAACGTCAGCTCGCCCCGGAACTTGCCGATGTGGATTTCGGTCGCGTACTTCTCAACCCCGTTCTGTTCGTACTTCCGGGTCTGAAGCGCGCCTTCGATGTAGAGCGTCGTTCCCTTTTTGACGTAGTTTTCGACCGTCTTGACAATGTTGTCATTGAAGATTGTGACGCGGTGCCACTCCGTCTTTTCCTTCCGTTCGCCGCTGGTTTTATCCCGCCAGCTTTCTGACGTGGCCAGCGAGAGATTAGCGACCCGCTCCCCGCTATTGAGCGGGCGGATTTCGGGGTCTTTGCCGACATTACCGACGAGAATGACTTTGTTGACGCTTCCGGCCATTAGAAGATTGCTTCCGCTGTTGCGAGCGCGCTCGCCATTGTTTCATATTCGCCGTCCGCCTCTTCCGGGAAAAAGCAGTCGATTTTCTTCTCACCGTAAACGGCCTTGTGACACCATCCAAAGCCGCCGGTCTTTTCGACACCGATAGCTGACAGGGCGTTAAACAGGCCGTCTATGTCGATATGCCCGACCTGACGAATGCGGTAGAACAGCACGTCTAGGTCTTTGCGCTCGCCATCTTTGTAGAGCGTCCCGCCCGTCAGCGCGACGTGACAACCGAACGCCGGACAGATCGCCTCAATCTCACGGCACAATGCCGTGCCTTGCTCAAGTGTCCAGCCCATCAAACAGCCCCCAACTCTTTCTTGCGGGCATCGACGGCCTCGCGGATTTGAACCCGCCAGCCACGCGGCAGGGTTTTGATTACATCGTCATGGTCGCGGCACCACGTCTTCCAGACTTCCATCGTCGGGATAATATCGACAGCGGAAAGCCAACCGTCGAACGTCTCGCCTAGCCCTTCAGCCTTAGCCTTGGCGGCGGACATTCCGGCCTCGCCGTTGCAGCCGTACCAGTCTTCGCCTTCCGGGCTTACGCCGCCGTTACCCTTCAGCCGCCCGGCAAAGTCCGCCTTGACCTCTTGGACGTACTTGGAGTCGTCAAACAGGCCCATGTGCACGTCAGCCGCAACACCGAGGAATTTAAAGGCGTTCATGATTGCGTCGGTGAACGCCTTTTTGAAAGCCTCGTCATCGTTGAACGTGCCAGACTGGCGCGACGTTGACACCTTATCTCCACCAACGCCCCACAGGACGTTATCGAGCGTTCCGTGCCAGCAAGAGACGGTGCAATAGACCAGCACTTCCGCCCCGGCAGGGACCACCTGAAACTCTGGCCTGTTAATGCCCCATCCAAGCCCACACGGCCCAAACTCTTCAGTCAGGCGCATTACCACCCATTGCGGCTTGATTGCCGTGCCCTTGAAGCCGCCCGACCGGCTGAAACTCTTAGTGTGGGCCGGGTCTGTTTTCGACAGCTTGTCCCAAAGGTCTTTTTTGTTTGTCACTTGGCTTCCTCCATTGCCGCGAATTGTTTTAGGGCTTCTGTGCATTCCCTAGCTTTTTGGTTTCCAAACTCGTTGTTCCCGGAAAGCATCCGTTCCCTCATGAGGATGACACGGAGCTTGGAGACAGGTTCATAAGCTCCCGCGTCATCCAGATAGAGTTTGCCGTCTTTGTAGATTGCGATTGGACGATCGATCATTTGGGAGCCTCGGGGAGAGGCATCCAATGGGTCGGATAGGCAATGTCAGCCAAGTCGTAATCCCAGCCGCTTTCATCCTCGACAACTAGCCTTTGCGTTCTGTCGTCGGTCTGTTGCCAATACTCCCGCGTCCTAGGCATCCACCTAGCAGCGCCGATCTTTGGTGCGCCGTCGTCATCAATCCGGTCGCCGTAAGCCAAAAACCACTCCCCATCCTTCGGCGCGGTTTCTATCGGTTGCCACTCACTCATCGTTCTTCCCCTTCGCTAGTGCTGCTTTGCTTAGTCTTGCTGTGGCGGACCAGAGGCGGGCAAGTTGGTCTGGCGTTAGATCGGTAAGCCTCTCGACACGGCCTATCTCACAGGTAAGGCCTGAAATGACGGCCTCGAATGTGGTCGACTGGTTTCTTAGGCCACGGATGGAATCGATAACGTCAGTCATTTTTGGTTCACGCCTTCCGGCGTACCCACCGAGTTAGGGCCAACAGCAGTTGTAGCTTTGGCGATGACGGCCTCCAGTTCAGCGACCAGCATCGTGTCCGCAGGCGTCTCGTAGCCTGTCCGTTCAGCTTCATCGAGAATGGTCCGAAGAGTCAGCCGCGCGACATCCAGCAAATCAGGAGCGGCGGCAATCATTCGGGCGTTGGCTTCGGCAGTTTCGTCGTTTCCGCCGCAAGCCAGCGCGGCCCATTCACCGCTTCGCCCCTTAATCCACGCTCCACGCCCAGCGCCTTTCTCGCGCTCCCAAGGCCCCGGCGTATGCGCGGCGCTCATTTCCCCGCTCCTGTGATGCGTCGAAAGTCGCCCGCAATCTCAACGGGCCGGTAATCGTAGTCAGCGACGGACAGGCGAAGGCCCAGCAGCTTCTTACGGCATTGTTCCGCGCTCTTGAGGTTGTTCACGCGGGCCTCGTGATAGTGAGCCGTGCGGAGATTGCGGAGGGCCGACTTATAGCAGCGCAGCAGCATGGCGCGCTGGAACGGGTCGGAATGGGGCTGGTAGGTGTTCATCATGCGTACTCCCGTGCCTCGGCCTCCGTAAGGAAGAAATGAATCCCGTGTGTGCATTCCACGCGAATGTCGTCGTCGTATTTATCAGGCCTGACGACCTCGCCAGCGCGATAAACGACCGACGGATCATGTAGTCCGCGACCGTCTTTCGGGGCCGTCAGAACCTCTACCCATTCAGCGCGGCACTTGCGTCCAACGGGGGCTGCGGTGCGTTTGGCTTCTGGCGGAACACGCAATTTGCAGACGCCGCCCTTGACTGATTTCCAGACGATCAATTCGCCCTCTTGGGGGATTTGGAAGGCAAGGCCTTTTGTTTCGCGCAGATTGGCACCGCGCAGATTGGCACCGCGCAGATTGGCATCGTACAGATCGGCATCGTACAGATCGGCACCGTGCAGATTGGCACCGCGCAGATTGGCACCGCGCAGATTGGCACCGCGCAGATTGGCACCGCGCAGATCGGCACCGCGCAGATCGGCACCGCGCAGATTGGCACCGCGCAGATCGGCATCGCGCAGATTGGCACCGCGCAGATTGGCACCGCGCAGATTGGCATCGTACAGATCGGCATCGTACAGATCGGCACCGTGCAGATTGGCACCGCGCAGATCGGCACCGCGCAGATTGGCACCGCGCAGATCGGCACCGCGCAGATCGGCACCGCGCAGATCGGCACCGCGCAGATCGG